TAGAATACGGTAGAGGGAAGGAAGCTACGCTAGAGTATATGCAACAGTACGGTGTACATGTTCAATCGGCAATAGCTGAAGTAAGTGGGTATATAGAACACGTGAATACTCTTATTAAAAGTGGGGAGATTTTAACATCATTACATCTTGAAGATTTTTTAGATGAGATGAAAGATAAGTATTCAAATAATGCAGATGAAGTTAGTAAGAAACTCTTCGGAACTACTGATATAACAAACAAAGAATATATGACTTTAATTGGAGAAGCAAAATGATAGTAGAATATAAACTACATAGAAATTCAGATGGAAATAAATGTATTCCATCTTTTATAGAAGATGGTGGATACTATGCATCTGGCAGTAAATTAGTTGGTATAGTCGTTAATGATGGATCGTATGTTCCATCTACTTTGGTAGAATTGAATAGGGCAGCTTTAATAACAAGATATACGGCTATGTCTCCTGTCAATGTGGATAATGACGCCCTAACAGACACAGAAATAGCTACGGAAATTGATGCTTTTATTGCCAAAGATAGTTAATACGTTAAATAATTAAAACAATAATTAGGAATTAAAATTATGTTAGTAAAATTCGATGAAATAATAGAAATAGTATTACACCATGAGGGTGGATTTACTGATGATTCAAAAGATCCTGGTAATTGGACCGGTGGTAAAGAAGGTGTTGGTGAATTAGGAGGTACGAAATATGGGATATCGGCTAAGTCATTTCCCGATATGGATATCAAAAATCTCACCAAAGATGGTGCTAAAGAAATCTATAAAGAACATTATTGGGATGCAAATAAAGTAGAATCCTTACCTGAAAATCTAAGACATATAGCATTTGATATGTATGTTAATCAAGGTAAGTCAAGAGGTGTCAAAATTTTACAACAGGCTGCTAATGCCAAGGGTGCTGGACTTAAAGTAGATGGTGGATTAGGACCTATGACTCTCAAGGCAATAACGGAATCTAATGTAGAGTTACAAAGAGTAAGGGCTTATCGTATTAAATATTATGCTGACTTGGTAACCAGAAAACCAGACTTAGAAAAGTTTTATTTCGGTTGGTTTAGACGAGGTTTAGAAGTTTAATATTAAGTTGAATTATAATAACTTATATTTATAGATGTAGGGGAATACCTATGACTATACCAACAAACACTGGCGAAAAAATATGAGCTTAAAGAAATTAGTAGAAGAGATAACTAAACCAATACTTCAAGAAGGAGTGAATGATCCTGGAATTCTCAAAGCAGTATTTCTTGCTGGGGGACCTGGATCAGGTAAATCATATGTTGCCAGTGGATTGTTTGGAATACCAAAGAAAATTAATGTATCAGCTTCCGGACTAAAACTTATCAATCAAGATAGTGAATTGGAAAGAATGTTAAAGAAGTATGGATTTGGTTTAGATTTAGATGATATGCCAGAAGAATTATTTCGACAACTTACTGATCCTGATTATGAAGATTATAGTGGTGTTAGAGGTAGAGCTAAAGAATTAACTGCTTCTCGTAAAAAACTTTATATGAATGGTAGATTGGGAATGATTATAGATGGAACAGGTCATAAATATGGTTCAATAAAGAAAAAAAAGAAAGAATTAGAAGAAATTGGTTATGATTGTTTTATGGTATTTGTTCATACTGACTTAGATGTAGCTCAAAAAAGAAATATGGAACGACCAAGAAAACTTAATCCTGAATTAGTAGAGGCAAGTTGGAATGATGTTCAGAAAAATAAAATATCATTTCAAGGTCTTTTTGGAAATGCTAATTTTCTTATGGTTGATAATTCTAAAACTTTAGATGAAAAAGCTGCTATTGATAAATTCAATATGTTGATGAAAAAAGGAATTAATAAGTTTATTAAACAACCAATTAAAAACTATCGTGGAAAACAATGGGTTGCTAAACAAAAGATAATGAAAGAATCAATAAATGAAGCACAAGCCGTAAAAGGTGGTAAAGTAGAAAAGTTTATTACAGGTCATAATCTTACTATGAAGGGTAAGAAATATAAAGAAATAGAATTTGAGACATTGGGTATTGATAATAGTTCAAAGATGGTTAAGTTAAAAATCATAGCACCTAAGAATTTATTTGGTATGGAGACACCTGTAAAGTTTGCAACATTAAGACGAGGTCCATTTACTAAAACGGACACGGGTAAAAAAATAAAAGAACAAAAAGAAATCAAAAAAACAATTGGTGTATTCGGTGGAAGATTTCAACCATTTCATTCAGGACATTTAGCTACATATAAGTGGTTGGCAAAACAAGTTGATGAAGCCTATATAACGACAACTAATATAAAGAAACCACCAAGACACCCGATGAACTTTAAAGAGAAAGTTCGACACATGACGAAGATGGGTATTCCAGCTAATCGTATTATAGAAGAAAAAACTCCTTATGTTGCAAAGAATTTATTATCTAAATTTAATTCAGATACTACTGCAGTAATTTATGCCTTTGGTCAAAAGGATGCTGGTAGATTAAAAGCTGGTACTAAAAAAAGTGGTGGTAAAACGTATTATCAGGATTACAAAAAGAATAAGAATGATATTAAAGGATATGAAGAACACGGATATTTTCTAACTGCTCCTCAATTTGGTAGTCTTAGTGGAACAAAAACACGAGATATATTAGGTAATCCAAAAATTGATGATGAAGAAAAGAAAAAGTTTTTCAAAAAAACGTTTGGATATTATGATAAAGGGTTGTATATTATGATGGTAAATAAATTCAAAAAACTGTTTGAATTTTACGTTGGGATATTTGAAAGTTCAGGCACACAGAATGGTGGAGTAGATGATGGACCTGGTTTTTTATCAAGTTTAAAATCGTATCGTGATAGAGCTGAAACCGAAGCTGGGAAATTAGGATGGGAGATTGCAAATCATTTGATTGATGATGAATATTATAATAGTCAAGATTTTGGTTTTGTTAAAGATACTGAATACCCAAAAGGACCAGTTGGTTCGGTATCATTTGGACCTGCTGGTGTATCTGAACCAAGTGCTGCTAATGATTTAGATTTAGTTGGAACTGAACTTTGGAATACATGGTTAGACCACATTGATATGATTTTAAAAAATCAAGATTATGAATATACGGATAGTTTAAAAAGAACTAGAAAATCAATTCTTAAACATAGCAAAAATACATTAGATCAAGGAGAAAGTGAAGAGCCAACTGATACAGATCAAAATAGAGGGAATGACCAACACGATGATTATGATATAGTAAAAGAAGTGCATTCACTTACAAGTAATTTAGAAAAAAACGGAAAGGAGTTACTATTAATGGGCGGAGCCTACGGACATATGAGTCATCCATTTGATGACAAAGATTTGACATTTAAAGATTTAAAAAATATTATAGAAATGGGATTAGGTGGTCAGTTAAATCGTGAGGATAATGTTACAGAAAAAACAGATGGTCAAAACTTAATGATAAGTTGGAAAGATGGTGAGTTAATTTCTGCTCGTAATAAAGGTCATATAAAAAACAAAGGTGAAACGGCTTTAAGCATAAAGGACGTAGAGAGTAAATTTAAAGGACGAGGTGATATTAGAAATGCTTTTGTTTATGCCGTAAGAGATTTAAGTAAAGCAATAAGTGCTTTAAGTGATAAACAAAGAACAAAGATATTTGGTGAAGGTTCTAAATGGATGAGTTTAGAAGTGATGTGGCCTGCTAGTGAGAATGTTGTAAATTATGATATAACAGAATTGATGTTTCATGGAGCTATGGAATATGATGATGATGCAAGGGTAATCGGACAGGCAAAAGATAGTGCTAGAATTTTGGCTGGTATGATTAAACAAGTTAATCAAAACATACAGAAACATTATAAGATTACTAAACCACATTTTATGGATGTACCTAAACACCAAGATTTTGGTAAGCTAAAGGGTAAATTTTTAAGTAGATTAAAAAAACTACAATCACATTATGGATTGAAAGATAACGATACGCTTTCTTTATATCACCAATCGTATTGGCAAGAATGGATTTTTAATGGCGCTAAACAAACTGGTTATTCAAATATAACAAATGAGATTTTGGTTAAATTGACAAAACGATGGGCTTTCTTTGACAAGTCATATAAAATTCCACAGATTAAAAAAGATTTAAAAGAATATCCAAAGTTTTTAGATTGGGTATTAAGTACAGATAAGATTGATCACTCCCGATTGGTTAAAGAGAACATGAAACCATTTGAGGAATTATTTTTTGAAGTGGGTGCCACTATATTAAAGAACATGGATGGTTGGATGGCTGTAAATCCAGCAAAATCAGTTCAAAAGATGAGAGGTAAATTACAATCAGCTATAAAAGATATAAGAAGTGGTGGTGATATAAAGAAATTAAACAAATTAAAAATACAATTAGATAGATTAAATGCCATCGGTGGTTTAGATGCTATTGTTCCAACCGAGGGGATAGTTTTTAAATATAATGGTAAAACTTTCAAATTCACCGGGAGTTTTGCTCCACTAAACCAGATTACTGGCATGATGACATTTTAAGGAAATAAGGTTATGAGTAATATAGAAAAAGTAAAAAAAATGGTAAAGGGGATTTACAATCGCCCCATACAGATTGGTTATCAGGGTAAATCCATAGATGAAAGAAAAGAAGGTGAGACTTGGGTTGACCACAATAACAGAACTTGGGTTAAAGAAGATGGTAAGAGAAAACAAATTACAAAAATACCACCAAAAGGATTTGATAAATGTAAAGATTGTGAAAAGTTAATTTTAAAAACCATTGACCAACAAACTTATAATAGAATGCAAAAATGTCAATATTGTCAAATGGAATTTGAAGCTACTCTACATAGAGAAGGTAAATGGAATGACTGGGTTGCTGATTTAGAAAAGAAAAGATGGGATGGTATATTAAAGGAATATGAACAAGAAATAGCAGAAATTAAACAAAAAAATCCATTTGATAAAACAGTTGCTAATGCTTTAGCTTCCAATGAACATAGAAGATGAGTAATTTAAAGCAAGCAATAAAAGTAAATTATTTAAAATGCGTTCAAGACCCGTCATATTTTATTAATCAATATTGTACTATTCAACACCCACAGCGCGGTAAGATTAAATTTAAATTATATGATTTTCAGTATGATGTATTAAAGGCATACCAAGAAAATAATTATAATGTTGTATTAAAATCAAGACAATTAGGTATATCAACATTAAGTGCTGCTTATTCTTTATGGATGATGTTATTTCATAATGATAAGAATGTATTGTGTATTGCCACTACGAAAGATACTGCTAAAAATCTTGTAACTAAAGTTCGTATTATGTATGATGGATTGCCGAGTTGGTTAAAAACTCAGATAGTTGAAAATAACAAACTTTCACTTATTTTTAAAAACGGAAGTCAGATAAAAGCTATTGCTTCTAATGAATCTGCTGGTCGCTCTGAAGCATTGTCTTTATTAATACTCGATGAGGCTGCTTTTATAGAAAGAATAGATACGATATGGACTGCTGCTCAACAAACACTTGCAACTGGTGGTCAATGTATAGCCATTTCTACACCCAATGGTGTTGGTAATTGGTTTCATAAAACTTGGTTGGATGCCACGGATGGAATTAATGCATTCAATACAATCAAACTTCACTGGTCAGCGCATCCTGATAGAGACCAAAGTTGGAGAGATGAACAAGATAAGAACTTAGGTCCTTCACAGGCTGCTCAAGAATGTGATGCTGACTTCTTGAGTTCTGGTCGTTCAGTTGTTGATCCTCTTATCTTAGGGTGGTATAAAGAAAAAATGTGCTGTGAACCTATGGAAAAAAGTGGGTTTGATAGAAATCTTTGGATATGGGGATATCCTGATTACTCAAAAAATTATTT